GTCACCCGCGGCGGTCTGTTCCGGCTGATTGCATCAGATCGGCCACCACGGCCACCGCCGACCATGCCAGACCGGGAACCGTCAGCGGACCAGCCGCCGACCATCGGAGGACGGCCACCACCACCAGCACCGAGAGCCAAAGAACCGACCGCGGCCCCGGCTCTCGCCGCCTTTCGTCAGGTTGCACAAGGCCAACGCAGGCCGTTGTTGCATTTACCACCAAAAAAGGCGGTAACTGTTGCCCTAATTGCTTATTATGGCAACAGTTTAGGCATTTGCAACAGGTTTTTTACCCTCTCCGAGACCCGCCCAGCGGCCCCGCCTCCGCTCCAATGGCACCGGCTGACCAGCTGACCAGCTGACCACGGCCCCGGCTGGGTGGGGGGTGGTTTACAGACCTGGCCACCGGATCGGCGCAGAATCTCTCCACAACTCTTCCCCCTCCACCCATGTTCTCACACCCGTGTTCTTTTTCCTCCGATAAAGGGGGGGTAGTTTAGAAAACCGGGGGCAAAAAACGGAAAAGTCAAAAAGGGGTCCAAAAAAAATTTTATAAAAACGCTTCGCTTATGTGGGGAATACGTACTTAGGTTGCGCGGCGCGGGCGGGGAGCAGGCGGTCGGTAGGTGACGTGCTGGTAGGTGGTAGGTGAAGCGGGTGTGCAAAAACCCTATTGGAGGGGGTTGCTATGCTAAAGATAGGAGAACTTTGGTGAAGCCATGGCAATGGAGGTGAGCGTGAATGCCAAGCGGGAGTTCTGAGCGCTGTGTGTCATTGTTTGAGTTTTGGGGAGACAAGAGCCAGTATGCGGCGTGGCTGCAAGGGGAGTTTGCTGAAGAAGCGGATTTCCATGCCCATACGCTAAACGCCTTGCGGGTGGCGATGGACGAAGAACTGACGGATACACAGAGGAAGTATATGGAGATGTTTTTCGTCTATGGCATGAGCATGAAGGATATCGGTCAAGAGTTGGGGTAGCCAAGGCAACAGTCAGCAGGACGATCAATTGTGGGCTGGATAGACTGTACCATGTCCTCCGCTATGCGAACCCCCGATACCTGACCTTTCCGAAAAGCCGCACGGCAGCATCTCTAAAGAAGGGGCGCAAGCAGCGGGAGAAAGGGTCTTAGACTGAGACGAGAGATATTGTGCCGAAAACAGGGGGGGTGTATGTATGGCATATAAGCGGAAATACAGGCAGGGGGCGCAGGTCAAGAGCATTGAGGACTTTCTGCATTCCCCGGAGACGCAGTATTTTTTCTGGCATGGAAGGACGGTTCACAAACAAGTCTTTATGCACTGGCAGCTTGATATGCTTATCAGGGAAATCGGTGTCAGACATCTTTATTTTGCAGACAAGAACGTTCCGGCTGATGGAGATGCGAAATGAGCTGCTATGGGTGTGTTTGCAACAACTGTCTCTATAACTGCGAGTTATTCAGCGCATACTTCACGCCGGGGGAGATCAAGGACGTGGAGGACGTCTGCTATTGCTGTGATGAGTGCAAGTGGTTCGATGGGGACTATACGAAGCGGAGCCAATGGCGAAAATCGTGCGAAAAATTTCGCCTACCGGCGAAGTATAAAGAGTATCTGGAACAGGTGAAGCAGAAGGAGGCTCGTGCGGCGGTCAAGCGCCGCGGGGCATTTACCGTGATTGAGGGAGGGAAAAAGGATTGAACGTAGCCTATAACATGGACTGCATGGAGTATATGCGGACGCTGCAGGACAAGGCGTTTGATCTGGCTGTGGTAGACCCTCCTTATGGAATCGGAGAAGATGGCGGTAAGGACCGGAGCCGCTATGTAACGCAGAAGAATGGAGCACGGATTTACGTCAAGGATGGCGGCTACGAAAAGACCGGCTTTGACCGTTTCCCTGCGGATGAGCGGTACTTTGCGGAGCTTTTCCGGGTCAGCAAGAATCAGATCATCTGGGGAGCAAACTATTTTGTTCTTCCTCGCGGCGGAGCAATCGTGTGGGACAAGTGCAATGACGGGGCCGATCAGTCTGGGGCTGAGATCGCATTCAACTCTTTGAACCTTCGGACTGATATATTCAGGTTCATGTGGCGCGGCATGATGCAAGGAAAGAGTATTGCAGAGGGGACAGTCCAGCAAGGTAATAAGTCGCTGAACGAGAAGCGCATTCACCCGACGCAGAAACCGGTGGCGTTATACACATGGATCTTGCAGAAGTACGCAAAGCCGGGATACAAGATACTGGACACCCACTTAGGCAGTGGCAGCAGCCGCATAGCCGCCTATGATCTTGGCTTTGATTTTGTTGGGTGTGAGATCGACCCTCACTATTTTCAGGCTCAAGAGCGCCGCTTTGCGGAACACACGGCGCAGATCAGTTTGTTTACGGGAGGTTGAATATGGATAGCTTGAATGCAAGCAGGATAGCTGGCGGGAACAGTGCGTATGGGCGGAGTCAGTCAGACTTCTATCCCACGCCGCCGGATGTGACGGTGGCGCTTATGCGCTTTTTGAATCTTCCGCGCACGACGTCCGTGTGGGAACCGGCAACGGGAGAGGGCGATATGGCCGGTGTGCTTCAGACGTACTTTGAGACCGTATATACAACGGACATTCTGGATGGGACGGACTTCTTGAAGTCCAGCATTGACGCAGCTGATTGGATTATCACGAACCCGCCTTTCTCGCTGGCGGAGGCATTTATCCGCAGAGCAGCGGAACTGGGCAAGCCATTTGCTTTTCTCCTGAAGTCTCAGTATTGGAACGCAACGTGCTGGCGGAAGCTGTTTGACGAGATCCCGCCCAGCTATATTCTGCCGCTGACGTGGCGCCCGGATTTCTTTTTCAAGAAGCGGATGCCCGGAGAGAAGGGAAGTCCGCTGATGGACGTGATGTGGTGCGTCTGGCTGACGCCATGGAAGAATGATATTCAGACGGTGTACCGTCCGCTTACGCGGCCGGAGATGGGAGCAGGAAATAAAAATGGCTAAACTGGCGATTCTATCTGGTATTGTTTTTCTTTTCCTTTTCCGTAAAATCTTTTTCTATGTAAAAGACTTGCTTAAACAACAAGGACTTGAGTACAAACCTAAATTAACGATGCTATGCGCCTTATACGCTACAATGTTTGGGGCCTTTGGCACGTTCGCAATTTGTGCAAGCATTTATACAATAATTTTACTGCTGAGTGGGGAGGGGCATTTGGGATGAAGTATGATTTTCGTGTTGGGGACTACGTTGAAGATGTCACTGGACGGGTCGGTTATATTCAGTCCATCTGCCAATGTGAGCAGTGCAAGGCGCGCGGTTTCTACGAACCTTTCGTCCTATATACGGACGGCAACGGCGATTACATCACAGCTTACGAGTATGAGAAAGGGTTTCCGGGTTACAAACGCATTGGACAGTATACTTTTGCCCAGGCAGTTCAAGTTCCCCAGTCAGTTCAAGTTCCAAAGATCGACAAACTAATTTACACAGACGAAACAGCTATATTGTGGAAACTGAACGAGCTTGTGGATGCTGTCAATGAACTGCGTATGCGGGATGCAAAGGAGAGTAAGGATGATTGAGTACATCAGAGTTGTAAGTAAGCAGCGCCCCGCGAAGCGGGCGTTTGACGTTCAGGTTGGAGCACACCTGCGTGTGTATATTGCCGGGAAGATCACCGGCGACAAGAACTATCGGGAGAAGTTCGCCAAGGCGGAGATGGTCCTCACTGCCATGGGACATTGTGTCCTAAACCCGGCGAATCTCCCCTCCGGCATGGAGCAGGGCGATTATATGCGTATCTGCTTTTCCATGATTGACTGTGCGGACTGTGTGGTTCTGCTGCCGGACTGGCGTGAGAGTTCTGGGGCACGGTTAGAGCGGGCCTACGCCGAGAAAATCGGGAAAGAGGTTGTTGTGGCAGATCAGGGCAGGATCGATGAGTTTTTGGAGAAGGTGGGGAGAAAGCATGAGTAAGGCTGTTATGCTGAGCATCCGCCCCAAGTGGGTGGAGAAGATTGCCTCCGGCGAAAAAACCATCGAAGTCAGAAAGACCAGGCCGAAGTTGCAAACACCGTTCAAGTGCTATATCTATTGCACTATGGATCACCCTTACATTTCTGCGTCCTGCGCGGAACTGGACAAGCTCAACTATCGCACAAATACCGTTGGTCGGTGTAATGGCAAGGTCATCGGGGAGTTTACCTGTGAGCGGATCGCCCCGATCACATACGATGGCGGCAGGCTATGGTGTCCGACAAATGCCGCCTTTTCCCCTGCGACGTGCTTATCTCAGGCAGAAATTATAGCTTATATCGGCGATAAGGGGCGTTGTTACGGCTGGCATATTTCCGACCTGCGCATTTATGATGCGCCGAAAGAATTGAGCGAGTTCAAGACGCTATGTAGAGTCGATGCCGATTGCTGTGCCTGCCCTTATTACAATTACACCAAAATGGGTTGTGATGGCCGGGTTATCGGTCGCCCACCCCAAAGCTGGTGCTATGTGGATGACTTGCAAACCAAATAATGCAAAAACCCCTCGCTTTTGAAGCGGGGGTTTTTCGTTCGTAAAACCGTTCGTAAAATCGAAGATAAAACTCCTGTTTTTTGGTTTTTTTATTATCGTAATAGAAAATATTTTTACCATCCAAAAACGGCTGAACCCGTTGAAATATAAGGAAAACCCCACAATCACAAGGATTGTGGGGTTGGTCCGAGTGGCGGGAGTCGAACCCACTAATAAACGGCTATAACCGTTGAAAATAAATGGGCGTTTTGCGGCGTTCGTAAAATCGTTCGTAAAACGCGAGGTTTGGCGGTGGGGGACATGGGAGAGTCAGGCGGATGCGCGAGGCGTTTGGTCAGGGGGCTGTTCTTCGTCCGGAGCAGGGTCATCGCCTCGGTTTTTGTAAAACTGCTCCATTTTGTTTTCAGCGTTGAGACGGTCCTCTCTGGCGAGTTTGAGATAAATCTTATGAACGGTGTTGTGGTCGCTCCATCCACCGATTTCTTGCACTTCCAATTCGCTAAGCCCAAGATGGAAACCGAGGGAGGCAAAGGAGCGACGGAGACCGTGAACACCGCACTCAGGAAGGTCATTCTTTTTGCAGATCAGGTTGATGCCGCCGCGCAAAGAATTTTCAGTACAATCCAGAATGGGAAGGCCGGCGCTTTTCCGCTGCGAAAGCAGCTCGTAAAGGGCGGGGATCATAATTTGGATCGTGCGTTGAGACGAAACGTTTTTGTTGGTCTTTTTATACACAAAGTCTCCGTTTTTATCCATGACCCGTGCGCCTTGAATTTTGATCCGCTTTTTCTTTAAGTCGATGTTTTCCCAAGATAGGCCGAATATTTCAGACCGGCGGAGGCTGTGAAGGGCCAGCAGCGCGCCCACTTCAAACCGGCTGCCGCTCACAGCGCCCACAAAAACAAGGATCTGCTGGTAGGTCAGCCAGGGAAGGTCTTTTTTTATGCTTTGAGGGAGACGGACTTCCGGCGGAGGTATATGATTGTCCCGCATCACGGTGCAAACAAGGCCCCATGAATTATACACTGTTTTAGGGGACAGGGTTTCACTGGCTTCGTCGATCTCCTGCTGCCAATTTGATATATCCTGTATTTTGGCATTGATCTTTCCGGGGAAGCGATTCTTTTTGATACACTCATATCCCCGGATCGTGGATGGAGACAAAGATTGATTTTTTTCCAAATAACTGTCGATTGCCTGAAGAAGCGTGAGACTGCATTTTGCTTCCTTTTTAGCTTCCAGAAAGCCGGCGCGGATGGCGCGGGCCTTGGCTTCGCAGAGAGCGGCGGTATCTTCCGTGATACTTTGCCCTTCGGCCCGCAGTTCGATGTTCCACTTGCCGGACTTCAACTGACGTGGGGAGGGGACTTTGATCTCGTCCTTCTTTTTTCGCTCCCTGATCTGGCGTTCACCGCACCACTTGCAGAAGATAGAATCATCATCAATGACACGCTTACAGTTTTTGCATTTCATGCGCACACCTCCCGTGTGTATCAGCCGTGGAAGAACCCAAATTCCAGACAGTGCAGGTCCAGATAAACGGCGTAAGCCACGACGAAGATCAAAAGGACCAACATCCATCGCAAAAGACGGTCCCGGTTGCGGATGCCGCGGGACTGACGTTCCACAAATTCCCGGAGAAGTTCGTTCTGGGCGTTCAGGCCGTTGATCTCCTGACGGTAGACATCCAGTTCCCGGTTTACGATTTCCTCTATGGTTTCCGGTGGCGGAGAATCTTCCGTTGGTTTCATCCCTAAAAACTGGTCAATGGAAATTCCGAGGAAAACGCAGATGGGGCCGAGAGTTTCCAACGTAGGGGAATGGGTGGTGGCACGGAACATATTGTTCACCGTGTTGAGAGGAACTCCGCTGCCGTCCGCGATTTCCTTGTTTGTGATGTGTTTTTCTTCTTTTACCGCGCGGCACTGGTCAATCAATGACAGCATACATAGAGTACCTCCTTGTTGAAAATTGACAAAATGTGCGAAATAGCAATCGGAATTGTGTGTATCAACACCGAAATCGTGTGTATTAAGACTATCAAACTTGAGGCTTTGATGGTACGATAAAAGCAGACCTACCGCACCCCCAAGCGGCGGGTCTGCTATGGGCCGCCGCTTTCGTGGCTGGGGCGGCGGCTCTCCATCACAGCTTCAGGGGGGCGGAAGAAAAAACGGAAAGGATGGGGAGAAAGGACTTGTATGTGTAGAAATGGAATCAACAGAAGCGGACCTTCATACCGACGCGGGTCTCCGTGAGAAATTGAAGCACCAGATCAAAGGACTGTCGGATGAAAGCATGAAAAAGCTGTGGGAAGCCATTCAATGCGGGGCGTTCGGCGCACCGAAGTAAACTGGGAATCAGGTAGTAGGCTTCCCCTGACGGCTTTTCAAAAACTCAACGTACTGCGCAAGGTCGGATAACTGATCCTCTCCGCAGGAATCGACAAATTCATAGATGGCTTTTGCGTAACCACTGCCCGTCCCGCTTTTGGCGGGGCGGGTATTTTTTTTGGCCTGACGGTCAGCCGCAGCCTCGATGTTCTGGCTAAAGGTCAGGTCGTTGAGGGATTCCCGCAGGACGTCGATTTCCAGCGCAATTTTGTCCGCATCTTCCTCCGTGGCGGTTTTCAACGCTTTTTCCAGCTCCGCCAAGCGGAAAGTGTATTCGTCGATTTGAGATTGTGTGGTTAAGCCCATCAAATATTCTACGGGGACTTTAAAGTAATCGGCAAAAACGGAAATGGTAGAACCCTCCGGCGTGGCGGCCGTCTTTTTCCACTTAGTCGGCGTAGAGTTGCTGAAACCATTTTCCGTAGCTGCTTTCGTACAGGAAATGCCTTTCCGCTTGCACAGCAGTTTAAATCTGTCATAAAACATAAGTCTTGCCCCCTGATTTTGATCATTATGCCGAAACTAACCAAAATCAGAAAAAACAGGTTGACAATCTGACCGCAGTCAGGTACTATAAGTGTATAAACTGATTTTGGTCAGTTAATTTGACGGCGGTTAGGTTGATGGATTTTGCTGGTTTGGTCACTTGCATCATAACATGGAATCTAACCAAAGTCAACATTTTTGATGAAGGAGGTAAGATTTAATGCCTGCAAAATGGACCGGCGAGTTGGTGGGGAAGATCCACAACGCCGGATTGACGATCAAAGAGGTTGCGGCGGAGGCTGGTATGAACCCTAAGTACATTAGCACCGTGCTCAATCAGGACACGGACGCGCCGAAAGCGGAGGCGAAGCTGCGGGCGGCGCTTGATAGACTGATTGAGAAAGCCGCACAGGAGGTTACTGAAAATGAATGAATTGCAGATTTTCAATAACCCGGAGTTTGGGGAGATCAGGATCATTGAAATGGATGGGGAGCCTTGGTTCGTAGGTAAGGATGTGGCAGAAATTCTCGGATATGCAAATCCAAGCAAGGCGCTATCAGACCATGTGGATGCAGAAGATAAACTCAATAACGAATCGTTATCGAGTTTGAATTTAAACCTCGGGCAACGCGGCGGATGGATTATCAATGAAAGCGGCCTTTATTCACTGGTATTGTCCAGCAAACTTCCGAATGCGAAGAAGTTTAAGCATTGGATTACGCATGAGGTGATCCCCATCATCCGCAAACATGGGGCCTACATGACGCCGGACGTGATCGAACGGACGCTGACTGACCCGGACTACATCATCCAGCTTGCGACCACCTTGAAGGAGGAACGGCAGAAGCGCCGGGTGCTGGAAGCCAAGGCGGAAGAGAACCGGCCTAAAGTGTTGTTTGCGGACAGCGTGGCGGCGTCCAACACCTCTATCCTTGTTGGGGAGTTGGCAAAACTGCTCCGGCAGAACGGCGTGGACATTGGAGGGACGAGATTGTTCCGCTGGATGCGGGAAAACGGGTATCTCATTAGACGCTCCGGTTCGGACTACAATATGCCCACGCAGCGGAGTATGGAGATGGGCCTTTTCACTATCAAGGAAACGGCGATCACCCATGCGGACGGGACGGTGACGGTGAGCAAGACCGTCAAAGTAACCCCAAAAGCGCAGATCTATTTCGTGAACAAGTTTCTTGGAGAAAAAAGCTGTGAAACCAGAGGGGCAAACCATGGCAGATAAGGATATAAACGTTTTTTGGAGTTCTGCGTTTGATGGGTTAACCTTGGAACAGCAGTTTGCAAAGTTTGGCAAGGTTGCAAGCAAGTTGGCAGATGCCTCCACTTTTGCTCGAATTGGGGAATATGACTCGGCAGAAGAGATTCTGATTGAAGCCACATGTGAGGTTTCAGCCCTAAAGTGCAACTCCTTGTTGGAGTTGGCGATTGCGGTTCGCAACTATATAACTGGACTTAGGAATGGAACCAATCAGCCTGATTCAGTTGATTACTAACCACGAAAGGAGGCGGCGGGATGCCGCGGGTAAAGCTGGGGCGGAAGCCCAATGACGAGGTTTTGATCTCTCTGCTGTGGGGCAGACAGGCCGCCATGGGGATGCCGATCGGCACCATGGCGGAGAAAGCGGGCATGACGCCGCAGACCCTACGGTCGCGGAAGAAGTCACCGCAGGATTTTTCGCTGAAGGAACTATTGAAGCTGGGGCGGGCGCTGGACATTCCCATTGAGGAGCTGCGGGATGCCATCCGCTACTGAAAGGAGCCGGAACATGACACAGGGAACAAAGTATGTCAGCGCCAAGACGCTGGAAGCCATTGAAAAGGCGCTGGCTCATGGGGACCGTGTGGAACTGATCCCGGTGAAGGACGGCGTGAAGGTGATCCGCGTCCGGCGGGACGAGATCAAATAAGCCTATGGAAAAAGTGAATGAGATGCCTGTCCCTAAGCGTTGGGACAGAGGAGCAGAGCGTTGCTGATGGAACCGGGGAACCGGTGTCTATTCGGCGGCGCTTTTTGTTTTTGCTGTAAGGAGACGGAAATTTGATGAAAACCTTTGAGGAATACGAGGCGGAGGCCGCATGGGAAGCCCACTTGGAAAACGCCCTTCGCGTGGCACGGCGGGAAGCTGCGGAGCGTAGGCGGAAGGCCATTCGCAAGGCGCTGCTGCTGTGGGGCGCTGTGGCGCTGGTTCTGGCAGCACTGTGGCTGACGCGGGAGAGCGGGAAGCCGGAGCCGGAGGCACCGACCGTGACGGCGGGACGGCTGGCCGGGGACGATACCCCGGCGGCGGAGTACGCTTCGCTGGTCCTCTGGCAAGAACTGGACCCTGAGACAGCCCCGCCGGTTCAGGAGGACTACGAGAACGAGAAGATCGAAGCGGCGCTGTTTGACAGCGGCTACTTCCGGGCAGATGTTCCGCTGGACGGAGACCTGCAAAGCTATCTCCGGGCCGCCTGCGAGGAAAGCGGCGTGGAGTACACGCTGATGCTGGCGATCATCCGCAAGGAGACCGGCTACCGGAACGTGAAGGGAGACGGCGGAGCCAGTTGGGGCTACTGCCAGGTACAGCCCCGGTGGCACAAGGCCCGGATGGAGCGGCTGGGGGTCACAGACCTGATGGACCCCTTCGGAAATTTCCGGGTAGCCTGCGACTACATGGCGGAGCTTTTGAGCCGGTATGACGTAGAGAACGCCTTGACGGCCTACAACAGCGGCCATCCGGGGCACAGCGATTATGCCAGAACCGTGATGGGGTATTGGGAGGAACTGAAAAATGGGTGAGTTGGTACGGCTGACTTTCCCGGACCGGCCACAATGGCTGGCAGGACGGTGCCGGGGCATCGGCGGCAGTGAGGCGGCGGCGGCCATTGGGCGAAGCCCATGGAAAACGGCGCTGACGCTGTGGAAGGAGAAAACCGGGGCGCAAGCCGCGCCTGATCTCGGCGGCAACGAGGCCGTGGAGCTGGGGAGGCGAATGGAACCGGCCATCCGGGACTTCTTCATGGCGCAGTATCCCGGCTACGAGCTTTACTACGGTGCCTATGACATTCTCTACCAGAGCGACCGCCCATGGCTTTTTGCCACGCTGGATGGAGAACTGACGGAGACGGACACCGGACGGAAGGGCATTTTGGAGATCAAAACCTCGACGGTGAGCCGGGGAATCGACTGGGCGAAATGGCGGGATCAGGTTCCTGAGAACTATTTCACGCAGATCCTTCACCAGCTGCTTGCCACCGGGTATGACTTCGCCGTGCTCTATGCGGCACTCTATGATCTGTCCGGCAATATCACCCTGCGCCGCTACGATTTTGAGCGGCGGGAGCACGAGGCGGACCTGAACTGGCTGCTGGAACAGGAAACGGACTTTTGGGACCATGTGGAGGCGGGGACGATGCCCGCCCAGACTTTGATTTTATGAAGCGCACAACTCCGAAAAATTTAAGAAAGACGAGGAGACATGAATATGGAAAAGAACGAGGTTCACATCACGGTGAGGAACATCAAAACCGGCGAGGTTTTGATGGACAAAACCCCTGCGGCTTTTATCTGCGTAGCTGTGGACGATGCGAATGCGCAGGTATGCAGCGCCATTTCCACCTCCAACGTGAATGTGCTGGTGAATCTGATTCACCGGACATTGCTTGAGGTCAAGCGTATTTGCAGAAAATTCCCGGATTTGGCAATTCTTCTGTCGATCATTTCCTGCGCAGAAGAGGACGATGACAAGGAGGCGCAGGCATGATGCTGGTAAACATTCGCTACTACAAGCCCCTGCACAAGGCATACGCAGGGAACGCATTTACCTACCGGACGGCGATGCCGCTGACGGTGGGGGACAAGGTGATGGCCCCCACCAAGGGCGGAGACAAGCGGGCCATGGTGGTGGAGATCAACGTGCCGGAGAGCCGTGTGGACGAGCGGATCATGCCGCTGCTGAAGGAGATCACGGCCTATGATACCGGAGAACAGGAGGATGCGGACGCATGAGCAGTGCCATGGAATTTGCCATTACCACGGACCTGACGCCGCTGAAGGAGTTTAACATCTCTGCCAACTTTGAAGAGTGTCAGGCGTGGCTGGAAGAGAATCTGGCTCCGTACCGGGGCATGGTGGTGACGGAGGACGGCATCGCCGCGGCGAAGAAGTACCGGGCCAACATCCGCTCCGTGGCCGCACGCATCGACGAGTGCCGCAAGATGGCAAAGGCGGCGGCGCTGGCCAGCTACGCCCCCTTTGAGGGGAAGTGCAAGGCGCTGACGGCCCTTTGCGACGAATCCGCCGCCAATCTGGACGGTCAGATCAAAACCTTTGACGAGCGGCGCCGCACGGAGAAACTGGATGCGATCCGGGCCTTTTTCGATGAGCGTATCGGAGAATTGGCGGAATTTCTGCCGTGGGAGGCCGTATTTGATAAGCGGTGGGGCAACGCCACCTATTCCGAGGAACAGGCCCACAAGGACATTCTGGTGGCGATCAGTAAATGTGATAGCAGCATTACCGCAATCCGCGGACTGAACAGTGAGTTCGAGACCACGCTGCTGGAAGAGTACAAGCAGTGCCATGACCTGCCCACGGTGCTGAAAAAGGATCAGGCGCTCAAGCGGGTTAAGGAGATCGAGGAACAGCGGAAGGCGGAACAGGAACAGCGCAGACAGCAGGCCGAGGCTGCGCGGGCGGCGGAGGAAGCCGCCAAAGCGGAGCGGTTGCAGGCCGTCGTGGAAGCGGCCAGAGCCATTCAGACAAGCCCGTCCGTTTCGGAGCCGGTAAAAGCGGCGGTGAAAGCCGCAATGGAACCGCCCCTTATTACGCTTTCGTTCCGGGTGACAGGCACGGTGGAGCAGCTGAACGGACTGCGGGATTATATGCTGGCCAACGGCATCGCCTTTGGCCGTGCGGACTGAATAAGGGAGGAATTTTGACATGAAGGCAACCAACAGCTTTGCGGCCCAGACCCAGCGGGACAAGCCCACGTTTTCCATGGCCATTGCGGCCCCCAGTATGCAGAAGATGATCCAGAGCGCTCTGCGGAGCGACAAGGCGGCGGCGCGGCTGACTTCCACCCTGATCTCCGCCGTGAATGCCAGCGAACAGCTGAGAGCCTGTGAACCCAGCACCATTGTGGCGGCGGCCCTCCGGGGCGAGGGCATGGGCCTGATCTTCGGCCATGGCTACTACGTGGTTCCCTACGGGACTACCGCAACGTACATTCTTGGCTAAACTTTTATGGTCAAGTAAAACTGCGTGAACCCTATTACTCAGGGGTGTGCCGCTTTTGCGGTGCTAACGGTGAAACCCTTCATTTTTCGGGGCAATACCGTGCTGCGATACTCAAAATGGAGAAAATTATGACAGGAATTTACCTTATCACCAACAAGGTGTCTGGCAACACCTATGTTGGACAAAGCATTGACATTAAGCGTCGGTTTATAGAACACCGGACTATAACCGCCGAACACAACCTATCTTTGAAGAGAGCGTTCATCAAGTATGGATTAGAAAACTTTTCGTTTGAAGTTCTTGAGGAATGTCCGGCAGAAATGCTGAATGAGCGTGAGATGTTTTTTATAGAAAAGCTCAGGCCCAGATATAACCGGACGAGGGGCGGAGACGGACGAGGCAGACCGCTGACCGAAGAAGAAAAGGAACATCTCAGAGTGTGTGGCAAAAGGCAGTGGGCGGCAATGTCCCCAGAAGCAAGGATGAAGCAGATTTCAAACAATCTGAAAGGTCCAAAAGTGGGACACCCCGTATCTGAGGAAACAAGAGAAAAATTGAGGGCCGCCAAACTTGGTAAAAAGGATGCCCCTGAATCGGTGGCAAAGAGGCAGAAAGCAGTCCGGTGCATAGAAACCGGAGAGATATTCCAGAGCATAAAAGAAGCAAGAGAAACAAAACAACTCCCTTCATCATTGTGCCAGCATTTGAAGGGAAGATTAAAAACCTGTAAAGGGCTTCATTTTGAGTATTTGAGTGTAGAGACTACCCGTGATGAATGTAGCGGGGTAGGGCAGAGGATGAGTTGCTGCCCGAAGTGCGCGGCACACGAAAACGTGTGAAGAGATAGTCCACCCCGGCGCGATGAGAAAGCGCCGGAACCGTGATAAAGGTTATATCCAGCTTGCCATGTCCACCGGGTTTTATGCCGACATCGACTGCACGGACATTCGTGAGGGCGAGATCGAGGGGCGGAGCCGCCGGACCGGTAAGCCCATCGTGAACCTTGCCAAGTACGAGAGCGATGAAGAACGGCAGAGTAAGCCCATTATCGGCTACTACGGCTACTACGAACTGAAGGACGGGACCTTCCGTTTTGAATACTGGCCCATGGACCGGCTCCTTCGCCATGCGGACCGGTACTCCAAGGCGTTCAGCTATGAGAAGTTCAAGGCCATGCAGAGTGGGGAGATGAACCCCAAGGACGTGGAAAAGCTGCTGAACGGCTCCCCCTGGTACGATCCCAACGGTGGGCAGGACCGGATGTGCCGCAAGACGATTCTGCGGCAGCTGCTGAACAGCGGCTACGCGCCCTTGTCCCCGGAGGTCAAGACCCAGCTCATGGAGGAAGCCAGCGCTGAGGACGAGGGCATGATCCCGGATATGCCCATGCCGGAGCGCACGGTGGCATCTACCGGAGAGGTGGTGGAGACTGCCCCCGTGGCTGTGGAAGCCCATCAGGAAACCGTGGAGAGCGAATCCGGTATGGTTACACCCCCAAAGGCGGAAAAGACCGCAGAGACCTCTCAGAAGGCGCAGGACGATGGTATGGACTATGCGGCCACTTTCTTTGGGGAATGAGGTGAGAGACCATGCTGATCTCCATTAAGACGCGGGATGAGGACGGGAGCCGGTACATGATGTGTGCCGGCACCGTGACCCGCGAGGTCAAGACCGGGGCCACCGCCAAGGGGACACCGAAAGCGGAATTTGGCATGAAGTACGCCAAGGGCGAGTTCATGAACGTGTCTGCCGTGGGGGACGATGACGTGACCCGCATGGCGGCGTGCCTTGAAAAAGGGGATGCCGTTCTGGTGTGCGGCGTGTGGAAAACCCGGAGCTACACCACCCGTGACGGGGAACAGAAGGAGTGGAGCGAGCTTCACGCGGAGTTCGTGGCCCCGCAGGCGGTGATGGCGGCGGTGCTGGGGCTGCTTGCGGAAGAAAGTGAGAAGCCGCGCTCTCCTGAACCGGCGAAACCCATGGAACACAGCGGCAGTCAGGCGGGTTTCCTTGATAGTCAGGAGGACGCCGTTTTGCCGTGGGAACAGCTCGAAGAGGACGAACCCTACGATTATGTACCGCAGATTTAGGAAGGATGAATCGAAGCCATGGCAAGTGACGTGAAGTGGATCAAGATTACCACGGACATTTTTGACGATGAAAAGGTTCTGATGATCGAATCCATGCCAAGTGCGGACAGCATCATCGTGATCTGGTTCAAATTGCTGGTGCTGGCTGGGAAGCAGAACAACAGCGGCGTGTTTATTCTGAACAACCGCATTGCGTACACGGATGAAATGCTGGCGTCCATCTTCCGGCGGGACATTGGCCTTGTACGGATGGCCCTTCGGACCTTTGAGCAGTTCGACATGATTGAGATTGTAGACGATGTGATCACGATCCCGAACTGGGGGAAGCACCAGACGTTAGATTCTTACGAGAAAAAGAAGGAGCGGGACCGGATTTATCAGGCGAAGCGGCGGGCAAGCCAAAAGCGGCTGATTGAAAAATCGTCTGACACATCGCTCGACCGCCATGCCGACCAGTCGCTACCTGTCGCTGTTTCAGAAGAAGAAAGAGAAGTAGATATAGAAGATATATCTTCTTCACTACGTTCAGAAGATATGGGGGGCAGTGCCCCCAGTGAGCCAAAGGCACCGGAGAGCGGAAAGCGGACGGCGGTGAAATTCGTACCGCCCACGCTGGAAGAGGTGGAAGCCTACGCCGCGTCCAGGCAGAGCACGGTGGACCCCCGTCGGTTTTTTGAGTATTTTAACACCCCAGACGCGCAGGGCCGCTCGTGGAGGGACAGCAAGGGCAACCCGGTGAAGAACTGGAAGCAGAAGTTCCTCACATGGGAAGGCCGGGACAGAGGGAAGGGAAAGCCCGCCCCGGCGGCATCCCGGACGGACAAGCCCCGGAAAAGCTGGACGGAGCTGGCAGCGGAGATGGACGCGGAGGAGGGCCGCACAACATGACCAGACAGGAGACAGGCATCATCATGGACATTTTGACGGCGGCCTATCCCCGGTTTTACAGCAGCACCACCGGGCCGGATATGCGCAACGCCATCAAACTGTGGGCGGATATGTTTGCCCATGACGAGGTGGCGCTGGTGGCGGCGGCGGTAAAAAGCGTGATCGAAAGCGACGAAAAGGGCTTCCCGCCCACCATCGGACAGGTAAAAGCCAAACTTCGCCTGCTGACGGAAAAACCGGAAATGACGGAGGCCGAGGCGTGGGGTCTGGTGGCAAGGGCCATCCGAAACGGGCTGTACGATGCGGAGGAGGAATTTGAGAAGTTCCCGCCGGTGGTACAGCGGATCGTGGGCAGTCCAAACACGTTGCGGGAGTGGGCGCGGATGGACACGGAGACGGTGCACAGCGTAGTGTCCAGCAACTTTCAGCGCAGCTACCGGGCCATTTCCGCACGGGAACGGGAGATCAACGCTTTACCTGCGGAGGTCCGGGCGCTGGTACAGCGGATCGGCACCGGGCCGGAGCCGGAGAAGCTGGCGGCGCCTGAGAAAAAGGCCCTGCCGGCGGCGGAAGCGAAACCGGAAGCCGAGGCGGTGAAGCCGCCGGAATGGTTCAAGGATGCGGTACGGCCCCAGCGGCGCAGCCGGGATGAGGTGATGGCCTATCTCCGGGGGGAGGCTGGGGACAATGGCGGGTAACTTTACACTGGAAAGCTGTATGCGGAGATACAGGACGCGGGAGGAGTTGGAGGACCCCTCCAACAGCCTGCACAAGTGCTGGTCCTGCAAGCTGGCCTATGGGCAGTGTGAATGGAGCCGGGTGGACGAAAAAAGTGGAAAGGTCCGCTTTGAGGACGTCCCCGGCTGGACCGTGCGCCGGAGATCCCGTATGGATCGGGACGGACTGGTGGAACGGGTACAGGTGCTGGATTGCCCGAAATATCAGGAGGAAAAGCGATGAGTGTTTGTTTGGATGACCTAAACAGCCTGCCGGAGCGATACCGGAAGCAGGTACAGCAGCAGATGCAGACCCAGCAAATTGATCGGACGGCCAGGGTAATGGCCCGGTTCGTGACGGAGGAGAAGGGAAAGGCGGAAGCGGCGGCGGAGGGTAAGCGCAAGCACCATAACCACCCCACCGCCCGAACCCTGCCCAACGGAACGGAGCACACCTTTGACAGCCGCAAGGAGGCGGCCCGGTATGACGAGCTAGCACTGCTCAGCAAGGCGGGGGCCATCCGGGATCTGCGGCTCCAACCCCAATTCACGCTGAAGGAAAGCTACATCACGGCCAACGGCGACCGAAGCCGCGCCGTGACGTATCGGGCGGACTTCTCCTACGAGGAGCGGGGGAAGGATGGCACATGGCATCTGGTTGTGGAGGACGTAAAAGGCCCCTCCACGAAAAAAGACAAGACCTACCGCATGAAGGTGAAACTGATGCAGGACATGAAGCACATCACCGTGCGGGAGGTATGAACGGAAAGGAGATATGCCCGGTGGAGACCGTAACTGTGATCGTGCGGGCTGTGCTGCCATGGGACAGCGCAGACGGGAAAGACCGGATCGAGATATGCACCCATGACCGGCAGAGCCAGATCGACTACTGCCTGAACCACTGCCCCTATGCGGAATGCGTGAACTGCGCGGGCGGAGGTCGGACTACCAGCCGCGGCGGGCGGCCACCCCTTCTGCGGGAAGCGGAAATGCAGAAGCTGCGGGAGCTGCTGGAAGCACGGACAGACCCGGCGGACATTTGTCGGGAGATGCATATGGACGCGGATTTTCTAAGTCGGTGCAAACGAAAGCTGCGGAGGGAGGCCCCAAGAACGGCCAGACACGAAAGGAGCGGGACATGAAGCACAGCAACGATTACTGGGAACAGGAAGCCTACTGGGAGATGGAACGGCGGCGGGCGGAGAAGAACCGCAAGACCAGAGAGCAGCGGCGGCGGGAGCGGGCGGACACCTCCGCCATGATCGGCGGAATTTGCTTTTTACTGCTGCTGGCGGTTCTTTTGTCGAAGGTCATACTGGGAGGCGGTACGCTGTGAACAGGGGAAATCGGAGAGCGGGGGAACACCGGGCACTGGGACCGTGCGCCCTGTGCGGAATGTACAGTGGGGAGCGGATGGAGGACGCGGTGCCACCCTTTGACTTCGCCGTGGTGTGCGCTTCCTGCGGGGCGCGGACCAGACCGTATCACGACCTGAACTGCGCCACAAAGGCGTGGAACCGGGGAGATGTTTACCGCCCGGAGAAAGGAAAACACCATGTATCACTGTGAAACCTGCGGTGCGGAGTTTGAAGCACCGATGATTTTAGATAGGTCGGAGCCGAGACCGGACTGCTTTTTTGAGCGGTTTCGGAAGGTGGGCTGCCCCTACTGCGGGAGCCAGTATTTTAACGAAGTGGACGAGGAAGGGGAGGAAAAATAATGGACGCCGTAAAATTTTTGAAGGAAAGAGCACGGATGTGCGAGGCAAATCAAACTGGCGAAATGACCTGCGAAAACTGCGCCGCATACAAGGGGGTTTCGCAGTGCTATAAGCTGGGTGAACCGAAAGACCCAGAAAAGATGGTTGCTATCGTGGAACAGTGGGCCGCCGAGCACCCCGCCAAAACCAGACAAAGCGTGTTCCTTGAGCAGTGGCCGGAAGCGGCGATCTCAAAAGACGGTGACATAGCGATATGCCCACTTGCAATCTCAGCCGCGTATAGGCATGGGAATGGCGCTTGCAACAAAGGCAATTCCGATACGTGCGCTGAGTGCAAACGGCAATTCTGGTCTGCGGAGGTGGAATGAGATGGATGCGTTGGAATTTTTTAAGACAAGAAAACGGATGTGCGAAGCAACGAAATGCGCTGATTGCAAACTGTATCATGTGCAAGGAGGTTGTTGTATCGCTCCGGAAAAAGAGAAGATTAACGCCTTCGAAGAAGCTATTGCCATTGTAGAACAGTGGGCAAAGGAACATCCCATCAAAACCCGCCAGAGCGTGTTTTTGGAGATGTTTCCCAATGCGCCAATATTTCCAGATACCGGGATCGTTAAAATATCCCCCTGCGAAGTGGATGCAGTATTGCGTGGGAATTGCCCCGGCGTTGGATGTTGCCTGAAGTGCCGGAAGAAATTCTGGCTTGCGGAGGTGGAGGAATGATCCACTTAGGCGACATAACGAAAATCAACGGAGCGGAGGCTCCTGTTGTGGACGTGGTGATCGGCGGCAGCCCATGCCAGGACCTTTCCATTGCCGGAAAACGGGCAGGGCTTGCCGGGGCGCGTTCCGGCCTGTATATGGAGCAAATACGGATTATCAAGGAGATGAGAGAACGTGACATGGCAAGCGGGCGAACAGGTGAGTTTGTGCGACCTCGGTATATGGTCTGGGAAAATGTCCCCGGAGCCTTCTCAAGCAACGGCGGAAAAGACTTCGCAGCCGTCCTCGAAGAAGCCATCCGCATCGCAGAACCGGAAGCCCCCGATATTGAAGTGCCTGAAAAAGGTTGGAACACCTGGGGGGGATACCACGATGAAATGGGAGGACGATGGAGCGTTGCGTGGCGAGTGCTCGATGCGCAACACTGGGGAGTCCCCCAACGTCGCCGTAGAATCGC